GAGGGTCTAGTCTCCCTTGATCCATCCTGCTATTCATTGAAGTCCCTTGTAAAAAGGTCCAACAAGAAGTACAAGACGGAGATTCCGGATCCGGTGTCGAAATACCTGTTAAGGTCGACCACTGAGGATTCATTGCTTCGGCCAACTGGTAAAGTTGACGGTCGCATGATTATTATTGTTGAGAACGGTGGAAAGTATAGGGGCATTTGCCCTTATTACTCTCCTCTAGTCCATTCTACTAGTGTCTACGGTGCAATGAGGACCATCCTCTATGGATGGGTTCCTGACTGCTCACTAGACCAGTCTATTGGACATGAAAGAGCCAGATATCTATCTAGCTTAGGTGTATCGGTCGTTTCCGCCGATGCGTCGAATTTCACGGACTCACTCGATCTTGATCTTGTGGCCGCCTTCATGGAGGTTTGTGGCCAGGGTGAATTCCTAGACTACCTGTCGTCCTTACGGATATCAAGTGCCTTAGGTATTATTTCTACCCCGCTACCTCTCATGGGCCTGAAAGGGTGTTTTGAGGTTGGTTGCGTTATGTTGGCTTGGTCCCTTTGGGAACAATCCAAACAACGTTCAATCTCCCTTGACTCACTCAGTCATGCCTGTGATGACGTTTGCGGTCTGGGTCTATACGATGGCTTTGAGAAAGCCTACAATAACATCGGTGCTTCACTCAATAGAAGGAAGACTGTTGTGTCTAACTCTACTACTGTTTTCTGCGGACAGATGTATTGGAAGGGTGCCAGGGTTACCCCTGTGCGCCTTGATATAACAAAGTTCGCAAATTCGAGATCCGGGCAGGATGTTGTACCTGCCGCTCGAATGTTCATGAGACAAGCGCCACCGGTGTGGGGTAGATTCGCCATAAGGCAAGCCTACTCTATGCTTACTTCGGCATGCAAAGATATTATTCGTCCAGGATCTATTAACTTCAACGTTCCTGTAAAGCTAGGCGGACTACCCCCTGTGGGGTGTAGACCGTTCTGGCATCTACTTGAACGACCTGAAGTTCTTAGATATTGTCTGTACAATATCCCTCTCGATAAAGGTCTGCCTGATGCGTCCTCTTCCATGATAGGAATAGTTCGCCTGGGTAAGTGTCGCAAGATGCCAGATGGTCGTTTACTACCTAGTATAACCTTGCCTTCGACTGAGAAGGCAGACTGGAGATATAGGAAACGTAAGGTCGACTTAGGCATAAAGCTTGGTCTTTACTCAGTTACGGACGTGTACGAGTACTTCTACTCGGACACTCCATTAGCGTCTTAAATTACCGATAAATGCTTTGGTAAGCCCTCAC